TATTGCTATTAACGCACAACAGGCCAGCAATGTATTTTTTAAAGGATTTAAAACTAGAATAGATAAGTCCCCTTGGTTTGTTGGCAAGTATACGGATAAAGCATCAGAAATTAAATTTAATAAAAATATTACAGTTCATTCGGGCCACTCAGAAAGAGAAGCGTGGGAAGGATATAACGTAATCATAGTAATTCTAGATGAAATTTCAGGATTTAGTATTGAAAATACTACTGGGCACGATCAGGCTAAAACTGGTGGGGCAATATATGATATGTACAGGGCATCAGTTGATTCCCGTTTCCCAGACTTCGGTAAAGTAATTTTGCTTTCATTCCCAAGATATAAAAACGACTATATACAACAGAGATATGATGCGGTTGTAGCCGACAAAGAAGTAGTTATTCAGTCTCATAGATTTAAAATGGATGAAGATTTGCCAGACAATACAGAAGGAAATGAATTTGATATAGATTGGGAAGAAGATCATATTCTTTCATATAAAATACCTAAAGTATATGCTTTAAAAAGGCCAACATGGGATGTTAATCCAGTAAGAAAAATAGATGATTTTAAAACAGCATTTTATACAAATCCACAAGACGCCTTGTCCAGATTTGCATGTATGCCACCAGACGCCATTGACGCATTTTTTAAATCAAAAGAAAAAATTGAAAAAGCATTTAGCATTGGACAATTGTCTGTAGATAATTTTGGAAGACTTGAAGAATGGTTTATTCCAGATCCAGATAAAGAATATTTTATTCACGTAGATTTAGCACAAAAGCACGACCATTGTGCTGTATCTATGTCTCACGTTCAAAAATGGGTAAATATAAAAATAACTAATGATTATTCACAGCCAGCTCCAATAGTAGAAATAGATGCTGTTAGATACTGGACCCCAACTAAAGATAAATCTGTAGACTTTACTGAAGTAAAAGATTATATTCTTTCATTAAAAACACGAGGATTTAAAATCAAAGTGTGTACTTTTGACAGATGGAATTCTCATGATATGATGCAACAACTAAAACAATATGGCATCAACACAGAAATTCTATCTGTCGCTAAAAAACATTATGATGACATGGCAATGATCGTGGCAGAGGAAAGATTAATTGGTCCGTATATTCAATTACTTATAGATGAATTACTTCAATTAAAAATTATGAGAGACAGAGTTGATCACCCAAGAAAAGGATCTAAGGATTTAGCAGACGCTGTTTGTGGCTCAATATATAATGCAATAAGTAGAAGTAAGTTTAGTTCAGAGCAGGAAATTAAAATACATACTTATCAATCTATGAGTTATGACAATGATTTTGCTAGAGACGATAAAGATACTACAGTTGTAAATATGATTAAGGCACCGCATATGCCAGATAGGTTAAGAGAAGCGATGGATAGGATGATGATAATATGAGTACTTACCAAGAAAAAGCTAAAGAATGCAAATGTTGTGGAAAACATGTACCACTTCCAACTGTATTAAAAGAATACAACAATTTGCTTTTATGTCCAACTACATTTTCAAATGCAATGGAATATAAAAGAATATGGAAAGCTTTAGGGGCCAGGCCAAAAGGCAATATTAGAAAGCATTTTTCTGAATATGTCCAGCAAATAGTAGAGACCAGTATTGACAAAAATGATGATGGAACATTACAGTAAAAAGAGGTATAATATAAATATGGAAAATGATGATATGATGGATGCTTCAGATGATGAAAGACTTGAATATTATTTAAGCATTGGTGTTGTAGAATTAGAAGGCGTAGATGAAAATGGAGAAATTATTTTTTCTATTAATGAAAGTGCAAAAGATTTGGCTCCAGAATTATGGGAGTCTCACGAACAGCATATAGATAAAGCTCTGCTTGATTTATACAATAAAGACTTATTGTCTGTAGAGTATGATGAAAATCTAGAAGCCACATTTATATTAAGCCCAGAAGGAAAAGCTCTTGCAAAAGAGTACGGTTTAGTAGAGCTGTTTGATAAAGAAGTACCAAACGATTAGGAGATAAAATGCCATACAGTGTTAAGCAAAACGTAGCAGGCTGCACAGGATATGCAGTTGTAAACGATGAAGGCGAATTAAAAGGTTGTCATCCAGGTAAAACTGCAGCAATGGCTCAAATGAGAGCTTTATATGCAGCCACAGCAGATGAACAAAAAATGAAAGATAAGAAAAAGAAAATATACTAAGGAGAAAAATGTTTAAAAAAATAAAAGAAATTTTATTTCCAACCCCAGTTTTTCTTATTGAAGAGAAGCCATTGAGGGCTAAAACAAAAAAAACTACAAAGAAAAAAGCCCCAGCCAAAAAGGCTCCATCTAAAAAGAAAACAAAGAAAAAAACTAAATAATTTTAGTTAATTTGCAAACTTAATAAAGAGTTTGATATAATATATGCGGGTCGCCTAACGGGGCCCGCATAATAACTTATTCGCTTAAAGGAGGAATAAAATGGTAAGTAGTTTCACATTGGATCTTTTTAAAGATCCATTTTTTATTGGTTGGGATCGCCATTTCAAGGATCTCGAAAAGGTAATGCATAATTCAACTAATTATCCACCATATAATTTAGTAAAATTAAATGATGATGATTATATAATTGAGCTTGCATTAGCTGGCTTTAAAAAAGATGATGTCCAAGTAGAACAAGAAAAAAATGTTCTAACTATAAAAGGATCTACATCTGAAGAAGACTCAAAAGATTATATTCATAAAGGAATTGGCGGAAGATCTTTTGTAAGAACATTTTCATTATCAGAGTATATGGAGGTATCTGGAGTATCAATGTCTGATGGGGTATTAAAAGTGCTTATTGTACGAAATGTCCCAGAAGAGGCAAAGCCTAAAACATTTGATATTGTAGATGCTTTAGAGCCACAAAAAGTTATTGCGGCTCCTTCTACTAAGAAAACAAAAAAATAGTATAATAAAGATCTGCACCCCGTCACTGGGGAGTCGCAGATATGTCGGGGGAGACAGCGACATTAAATAACTGATGGACCTGGGTAAGTCTTAAAACTGCCCCTTATTATTGGAGGATAAAATGTACGAATATCGTGTAAAAAAAATAACAAATGTAGTTGACGGAGATACTATTGACGTAGATATCGATCTTGGTTTTGATATTTCATTTAGTTCACGAGTTAGATTGGCTGGTATTGATACTCCTGAAAGTCGAACAAAAGACAAAATAGAAAAAGCATTAGGGCTTGAGTCCAAAGAGTATTTAAAAAAATCAATTGATAAATCTAAAACAGTTGTTATTAAAACAGAAAAGATAAACTCATCTGAAAAGTATGGCAGAATACTTGGTTGGATATTTTTAGACGGATCAGAAGTTTCATTAAATAAAAAGATGATTGAAGATGGTTATGCTTGGGATTACATGGGAGAAACTAAGATTAAAGATTTTGAAGCTTTATCTAAAAAAAGAGGAAAGAGTAAATAATGCCTACATACGAGTATTCCTGTATAGCTTGCGATATAAACAAAGAGGTAAACAAATCATTTTCTGAAGCAGATTCGACAGAAATTTGTGAAAAGTGTGCATATCCTATGAACAAAGTTTATGGGTTAGTGGGTGTTCAGTTTAAAGGAACTGGTTTTTACAAAACTGATAATCCTAAGTGATTAACTAATTTAATTTAAAAACATTTATCTGCTATAATTCTTAAGTATGCAAAGATATTGCATTACTTAGGAGATACCTAGTTGACTAGAAAGTTACAGTATACCTTAACCAGCCTTTTTATAATCGGCTGGCTTTTCCTTTTTGGACCAAGCATTGCAAATGCTGAAGAAACAACAGTTCAAATTGGGGAGCCAACTACATCAACAACTGGTACAGTACAAATTTCAGATACAGCAACAGTTACAATACAAACTTCTTTACAAATTATTGAATCTGCAAACAATTCTATATCTCAGGCTGAAACAGCGACGGTACAAGTAGCAACAAGCGCATTAGCCATAACAAGCCCTACGGAGACCATTACTGCTACTATCTCTATTGCTGAAGAGTCTATATTACAGGCTAAATCAGTTGTTGATAGTGCAACTGT